TCCGATTTCTTCTCCTTGAACACATTCCACATGGAGTTGAAATATCATCTTCACCCACCCATGTTGGAGAATGTAAAATATCATCACAACGAGGACATTCCTTTTCCCACCAATCACATGCATTACATGGCAATTCTATAATGTCGTTATTGTCACTACCTTCATCGCCACAATATCCCGCATCCCAGCAATGATAACAGCTTACTTCATCTCTCATTAAATCATCGCATCTTCTACATACCCATGCCCAATGATAAACACCAGAACGATTCTTTGTGCCAGTAAGTAATTCCATTGGCTGTTTACACGTATTGCATTTTTGTTTCTTCATTCATAATCCCTTATGCTGATACCTACAGGAAACCTGGGGATACCATCATCAGTTAGCTCTTGAAAGCGAACAGTTAATAATTTGCCAATATATTCATCACCATCTTCAAACCACTCTCTTTTCATTTCAACCTTACCTCTTGGAGTAACATTGAAATAATCACCATTATCATTGATACATTGCCAAACAACACATCCTTTTTGATTCCCATCAGCTTCTTTATAGCCTACAATAGAAAATTCTTCGTCTTGGAAGAGTTTAAACTTTTGTAGATCCTGTGAACGATGATTCAGCTTATATTGACCATACTTGTTGCGGATTATTGTACCTTCATAACCCTTAGGAATAGCATATTGGATATTATAGTTATAAACATCATCTTTATTCATTACTTGGTCAGTCCGAATAAAACTAACATAACTATTATTATCAATAACTGCATGTTTCTTGATCAAGTTCATTGTAATAAACCATCTTTTATTAAATGGTATATCAATGTTGGCAGTATCAAAACAATCAAACACAACATATTTAATTTGCACCAGAGTCTCTTTTGTGTTCACTCCGCGTCTTACTGCACCCGCAAGTTGCTGAAATGTCATTGTATCAGAATATAATTCACCATCTAAATAAAATGTTTCACCACTCATGCAGTTACCATCTATTAAATCCAAATTAGACCAGAATATATTCTGCAATTCCTTTTCTAAATGAGGCATAGTGGTAAATGGCTTACCTTTTCTTGTAAACATCTCAATCTTACCATCTTTCATACGACAGGTCATTCTAACGCCATCAACTTTGGGCTGAACATAAGCGGGATACATAATATTGTGCTTTCTTTGCTCAAACTTCACGGCAAGCATGGGAAGAATAGGGATTTGAATATTATTTTTATCCTTTGTATACCCCTTGTCCACCTTTTTATTGATTTTACTTCTGACATCAACAATAGCCTGTGTATAATGAGTAGTTTCATTGGATTTACCTATATTTTTACCAATTTCAATGTTTTTGTGTTGAATTTGCATTTTGCCACCATTGCGACCAAATGTATAGGTGATAACAGATTGATTCGGTGTCTCCTTAATATGAGCAGACCACACTTTAATGTTTCCTTTACTATCTTTAGCGTAATAAGCGCCACTATGAAAGTTTCTTAACATTTTTATTTTCCTTTAATTATATATTTTATTAATTAACATTGTGTTGGCTTCAGCTACATCTTTAGCAATAATGAACATATCTTCTTCATTGTCAAAATGCACACCATGTTGAGCATCTGGTTCAGCTGTCATATAAGTAGTGGATATTATCGCATAAGCCAAATGATCTTTAAGTTTAGAATATGAGTGCGTTGTTTTAATTACTTTAAATTCTTTCATGATTTTACTCCTTCAAGTTTGGATTTTAAATCTATCAAGACCATTCTTTGACCCATAATAGAATCATATTCCCGAGCAGAAAGATCACCGTAATGACCATCCCATTCTTCATCCCAATTCGCCTTCTGTTTATCAAGATCCAATAACATCTCATTTATTAAATCAAAACAATCAACCTTTAATGATAAATTGTTTTCTTCATCTGCTGCGGCATGATGACCGCACTCCAAACAGTATCCTTGTCCCAATCTTTCACTAATGTAAGTCATTATTTCGTTTCCTTATTTATATTAATGTTTAAGCCCGTGTTTGCCCTAACTACCTATTCGGGTGTACAGATCTTTGGTGGCAGAAGCATATTGACCCATTCTTGTATCATTCTTAGTCTTTGCTCTAGCTGAATGCACATTGCCATTAACTATATAGATAAATTTTGTTCCAGTCTTTGATTTGAGTGTAGTTTGTTTCATCGTATCGTTTCCTTAATGTAGTTGCATTATATTAGGTGGATTAAAAAACCACAGGGCGTTAGCCCTGTGGTTTAGGTATGCGGATCGTTAGAAGGACAGTTCGCCAGTCTTGGTGTTCATCGACGCAGTCGATGGTACCATGGTGAGGACTTCGTCACGACTCAAATCATTCCATTCGATGGGTAAGATGGCAGAAGTGATTGCATCATCATCCAAGTTACGGAGGTCATTGTTGCCCACGGGTGATAGATAGGTAAAGGATTCGCCATCCAATCCAACCATGGTGCCTGAGTTAAAGGAATTGGCTGTATAGTACCAGCGGTCTGTGCGAGGTGATTGTGCTAAGAAACAAGTGATAGTCATAGTGTACTCCAGTTGAGAGATTCAAGGAAAGTTAACGGGGCCACGAATCTCATAAATGACCCCAAGCGGTACCGAATCAATATCTAGTCGCGTATCATTTTGCTACAATTTTGAAACTTTTGGAGTTTGTGAGGTGGGCGCACTTTTCCGAGGGATGAATCCTGGAGTGTGTACTATTTGTGGGGTTTGTGGACGAATGAGCCCACTATATTAAAAAATAAAAAAAATTCCCCATATATTGGAGAATTATGTATTTTTTAAAGTTTGAACGCGCAGGTAAAGTGGTAGTGGGTGGGCCTGCGTCTATTGTCAATTTAAGGGTAAAAAGACCGTTTGTCAAGACAATTCTTTATTGTGTAAGTTCCGAGTATGAAGAAGTATAAATTAGAAATTGGTTATTGTGAAGACAGTGACGTAGTTGAGTTTGTTAAAGAACAGATACAGGATGAGGTTAAAGAAATTGTATTACCTGATGATAAGGTAATGCTTGATAAGGCTGTATTCCCACTTGTGGACACAGATTTTTCAGCATATAGTGAAATAATGGATGTTGGGATTGATTCTGCGTTTGTGATAGGGGACGCTTAAGTGAAATCAATAGGTGATTTGTATATATCCAAAGATGAGAAGTTGGATAATTTCAATGAGTGGTATAAAAAGTATGGCAAATTCAACAGATTATACGGGCGTAACAACAAACAAAAGAGAGATGCTGATTATCGAGCTTTGAAAACAGTTTGGGAAGAATCTGGTTCCCCACTTATTTCTAGTGAACCTCACACTAAAGAATTTGGAGAGAAATATCCCGACAGGGCTCATGCTATACCTAAGCCATTTTATTTCGGGAGAACTAATTTCGGTAGCGATAGTATATATAGCATTAAAAGCTATGACGATTTATTTGCTGAATTAGCACATACCTCACCAGTTAAGAACAAAGGGATTCTTGGTAGATTTATTGATAATAAACGGTATTCTTTTGAACATGATGATCCGTCTAAGAAAAGATGGAAAGCTGGAGATCTGGGGATGTATGATAAAAAAATGGTTGATTTTCCAGAATGGGCTGAAAAAATGGGCATAAAAGATTGGTGGTCATTAGAAACTAAGGCTCATGGGGTTGGTCCACAATATAAAGGACAAGGCGGGGTCGGAAAAGAAACTGAGTTAGCAACAGCATTTCGCAATTTGCGTAAGGAAAATTATTATAAAAATATAAAAGCACCGAGAACACCTTCTAAAAGAACACCTTCTAAAAAAAATACATTAGCAATAAACTCAACTAATCAGAAATTTGGCACCAGTCCTATGCAGCAGCTTTTTTTACAATATCAGAATGGGACTATATCTAAAGACGGATTTAGGTCTTTGAGAAAAATTGCAAAAACTAATAGCAAAGAATTAAAAAGGCAGGCGAAGTTAATACCCCAGGGCATACATGGGAATTATAATTCATTACTACCTAATTTGAAGCCGTATTTTGGGCGAAAAAGTGCGGAAGTATAAAATAAAAGATACTCATCATATTGTTTACGATGATATGAGTGAAGTCCCTAATGGGATTTTAGTAAAGGACGACTGGCACAGGGCTAATAAAGGCGATTGGGTAAAGGCTGATGATGGTGCAGTTATGGAAATATTGAGAACTGGCTCCATGAAAGGCGGTGACTCATATATAGGCACTTGTACAGGTACTTTCTTATGTAAAAAGGGTGTTATATTTGATAGTTCCAGAAGAAAGAATATTTATTCATTTGGTCGCGACAGGAACAATTATGATTCTATTAGCGACAGAGAAAACCCCACCTATAAAGAAATCATCTTCGCCAGTTATGTAGCCCACGGCATGAAACCTGTGGATGCATATTTAAGAGCATTCAAAACTAAAGACAGAACATATGCTGCAAAGCGTGCGGCAGTTCTCGTTAGACAGGAAAGGATACTTATGGCAGTTAAAGAAGAATTGAATAGTGTATTCAAAAAGTTAGACATTGATCTTGAATACCTTATTGAAAAAGCAAAGACTGAGCTAGAGACTTCAGATCGTGGTACTGACAGATTGAAAGCATTGGCTATGCTTTGGGAGGCGGCAGATGTTGTTCCCAAGCAGACTAAAGTTACCCAAGTTTCGGGTGCAATTTTTCAAGGATTTGACCAAAAAGCCCTTGAAGACGTACAGAGACCTCTCATAGAAGAATAACCCCCCCCTCGAAAATCGCCTTATCTAAAATTTAGGATAAGGTATGCCTCTTAACGAAGCAAAATATATAAATAAGTCAGATAGGGTAGTAAAAGCTATTCCAGATTCTGATTTTAGTCCCTATTATGACCATAAGGGGGACAAGATCCCTAATAGTAAAATTAGTCAATCTGAATTAGTCTATACAGAAGATGGACAGGAAATTCCCAACCCTGTAAGTAGTGGTGGGTTGGTCCCGTTTCTTCCTGTTGCCACAAGCCCAATTGGTGTGGCGGGTCAAATGCTAGAAGAAGGATATGCTTATGCAATATCTCAAAAGAGCCCTGCACTTGCTATGCTGACAGGTCTTATGACTACTGGTGCTTATAAAGGTCAAAGAATTGCTAAATCCCATTTAACTGAAATGGATGTGAAAAAGATTGAGAAAGTGAATAGAGGGAAATCAATTGATGAGTGGATGGATTCTGTAATAAAAAAAGAAGAATTTGTTGATACGGCAAATAAAAATCATAGATGGTTAGATAATATGTCTTCCCATAGAATGACTTATGATTATCCCACAGGATATGGAAGAGGCCAAGAGCTTGCTATTAAAGGTTGGGCAAGACCCAAACCAGTCGGTATGCCAAATTGGTATCCTGCTGAAGTAAACATAACTCCCGTTCCGTGGTCAAGGAGATTGAGTACCAGTAAAGTTGATTTATTAGATGAAATATCTAATACTTTGAGTCATGAAAAATGGCACGCGTTCCAATTTCAGAAAGGCACTAAAAATAAAATATTAAGAGGGATGTCAAGAAATACCGATGGTAAATGGGATTCTGATTTTGGTTATTTGCCAGGCGGTAAAACATTTATTGATTTTGGGAAGTTAAGAAATTATGGATTGCCTGAGTCAGTTAATCATACTAAATCCACATGGAAGCAATTATTAAAACATCCTGTTGCTGCACTTCGTGCGACGAATATTCCAGAATTTAAACCAAATTTAAATACTAAAGAGTATGCTATGGGTGGGAGAGTAGCAAAGCCACTTGCGGTGCCAACGCCTAAAAGATTAGATGTTATTAGAGAGAAATGGGTGGACTATGTTTTAGAGCCACATGAAGTTGAGGCGAGACTCGCTGAAATGTGGGTTAGTAAACAACCATTTAAAACAAGTGGATATAAACATTTGAAAAAAGTGGGATATACTGATGGAGAGATTTCAACTTTAAGAGGGGAATTTCAAAAAGCGATTGATAAAAGCAAGGTGGATATTGCTGATTGGTATGGTTCAATAGACAACCGTATTACGCCAAAAAATAAAAGATACAAATATGGTATATAAGTGAATATAAATAAACATAATGTTTCCGTACAGGAAGAAGCCTTATTGATGGCTAAAAAAGATTTAATCTCTTTTGGAAAGCTGTTTTTACCCGATGATTTCATGCGAAGTGAAACGCCACCTTTTCATTATGAAGTGGCTGATAAGATTAATGATCTTGAAAATAAACAAGTTGCTATTATTCTGCCTCGCGGTCATGGTAAGACAGTATTAACAAAAGCAAGTATTCTTCATGATTTCTGTTTTGCCACAAAAGAAGATCCATTGTTCTATGGATGGGTTTCTGCCACACAAAAATTATCAGCAGGGAATATGGACTATGTGAAGTACCATTTAGAGTTTAATGAAAAAATTATGTATTACTTTGGTACACAGAAGGGGAGAAAATGGACAGAAGAAGACATCGAACTGCAAAATGGTTCGAAATTAGTTTCCAAATCAAATGTTTCAGGGATTTGTGGTGGAGCCAAACTACACAAACGGTACGATCTGATCATATTGGACGATTTTGAAGATGAGAACAATACACTTACTCCAGAAGCTAGGGCAAAAAATGGAAACCTTATCACTGCCGTTGTTTATCCTGCTTTGGAGCCTCATACTGGGAGGCTTCGCATTAATGGCACTCCTGTTCATTATGACTCCTTTATTAACAATCTTTTAGAAAATCATGCGAAAGCAAAGAAAAATAAGGACGATTTTGCTTGGGATGTTGTTACATATACTGCTTTAGATAAAAAAGGCAATTCCCTATGGCACTCTTGGTTTCCAAAGACAAAATTAGAAGAAAAGAAGAAATTTTATCAAGATTCTGGCATGCCTCACAAATTTTGGCAGGAATATATGATGCAGGTCCAAAGTGAGGAAGATTCCATTTTTAATCGTCGCCATTTAAGACATCATGAAGGTGTTTTTAAGGTAGATGAAGAAAGTGGAGTGCCTATGCTTTATATAGATAATGAAATGCAACCCTTAAATGTTTTTGCAGGTGTGGATCCCGCAACGGACAGTATGCGCTCAACATCTGACTTTAGTGTCATTATGGTGGTGGGTGTAGATGAACATAACAATGTATATGTTCTAGACTATATCAGAATGAGAGGTTTGCCTGTTCTCGGAATCCCTGGCGAAGATAAAAAGGGCATTGTTGACTATATGTTTGAGATGAATTATAAATATAAGCCCAATTTGTTTGTTGTTGAAGACACTACAATGTCCAGACCCGTATTTCAGGCATTAAGAAGTGAAATGAGAAGGCGAAATGATTTTAGTGTCCATTTTAAAGAAGAAAAGCCTGGCACTCGAATGAGTAAGCGAGATAGGATACAAGGAATTTTGGCACAAAGATTTGCAATTGGTTCAGTTTATTTAAGAAAAAGCCATTTCGATTTAGAACACGAAGTATTAACTTTTGGCCCCCGCATGAGTCACGATGATACCATCGATGCACTCGCTTACGCCTGTAAATACGCATCTCCCCCTACAAATCTTACGCAATCTAAGGATGGTCTATACACAAAGAGCAGACCAAAACCTAAAAATTGGATTGTTGCATAGGGGTGTAAAATGGCAAATGGTAATAAAGATAAACGAGTAAACTATCTTGGAAAACCTTATAATTTCCAAGATGACGGGTTTTCTTGGGATTTTAAAGATTCTGAAATGATTGATTGGTATACAGATAAGAAATCTGGAAAGATAGACTGGAATCAATTGGAACAGGTCAGAAGAGTAAGAGATGGTTTTATGGCGAATGACCAATGGGAAGATACCCCACATATTACTACATCAAGAAAGAGAGGTTTAGCAGACCTTGATCCTGGATGGTATGATTATGGTAAAGACCCGCACATAGGTAAGGATGGTAGACCTATGGAATATCCGACAATTAATCAAAAATCTTATTCATCGGGGCAAACAATAAGAAAGCCATCAACCGAAAGTAGGTTAATTGATGGATTTAAACAAGAAGATCGTGGTATTTATTAGTGCCAAAGAAAAATAAAGCAGATCGAATAAGAAATCTGTACAATTCTCTTAATAACAAGCATCGCACTCATTGGGAGACTGTGAATCAGGAGGGGTACGACTTCTATCTAGATAATCAGTTGTCCTTAATTGAAAAGGAGGCCCTTGAAGATCAGGGTATGCCGACATTTACGGTTAATAGGATTATTCCTGTGGTTGAAATGCTTAATTTTTATGCTACGGCAAATAATCCCCGATGGCAGGCAGTCGGAGTGGAAGGAAGTGATAGCGATGTTGCTTCTGTTTTTTCTGATATTGCAGATTATATATGGTCTAATTCTGACGGTTCTGCACTTTATTCAAATGCTATCAATGATGCAATAACAAAATCCGTTGGATACCTTATGGTGGACGTTGATCCCAATAAGGATAACGGTATGGGTGAAGTTGTTATTAAGAACCCAAATAGTTTCGATTTATACGTTGACCCGAAGTCTCGTGATCCTTTGTTTAGGGATGCTTCTCATATCCTCATTCGCAAAGTTCTTCCCAAAGAACAGCTACTCAACATCTATCCCGAATATTCTGCAAAGATAAAACGGGCTTCGGGCAATTTTTCAGAAGATAATTATACATCTGCTCCTGATTTTACTCACGACACTCAAGGTAATGATATTTCTATGGCTTTCAATAATGAAGGCGGTGATTCTCCCTTAATTGATTATGTTGAGGCGTTTGAAAAAGAAAGCAGAGCATTTTATAATGTATTTATTCAGATTCCCCCAAAACAGGAAGATTTACAACGGGCTCAGAAACAGGTAGATGTTCAGATTCAGGAAGTCAGTGAAGAAATGCAGGTCCAATTACAGGAAATGCAGACAAAGATGCAATCCCAAGTTGATGCAGGAGAAATGCTTCCTGAAAGGATGGCATTGGAGTTGGAAAAGGCAATTAAAGAGAATGAGGCAAAACTTGCACAACTTTCACAGGAATTACTTGCCAAAGCTCAACAGGAACTGATTATTACTGAGAATCAAATTGTTTCAGAGCATGATTATAAACTTTTGATCAAAGACGAAATGATGGCTCAACATATTGTTGAAGCAATAAAATTTTATAAAAAGATGGTAAAACTGACCTGTATTATTGGTGACCAATTAATTAAAGAACAGGATTTACCTACAGAAAACTATCCCATTATTCCATTTACTTACAAATGGACTGGAACGCCTTTCCCAATGAGCGCTGTGAGCCCCTTAGTCGGGAAACAGCGTGAGATTAATAAGGCGCACCAGCTTATGGTTCATAACGCTTCATTGGGATCGTCTTTAAGGTGGATGTATGAAGAAGGGGCAGTTGATACAGAGTATTGGGAGAAATATTCTGCGGCACCTGGCGCTCTCTTACCTATAAACTCAGGTTATGAGGCTCCTACTCCTGTACAACCTATGCAACTTTCAAATTCTTTTGCTCATATTGTAGAAAATGGAAAGGTTGAGATGGAGTATCTTGCGGGAATTTTTGCTCAATCAATGGGAGACACAACTGGACAACATGATACATATCGAGGAATGTTGGCTATGGATGAATATGGGACCCGTCGTGTGAAACAATGGATGAAGTCCAATATTGAGCCTTCTTTGGTTCAACTCGGTAAGGTTATTAGGGATTATTCTCAGGCAGTATATAAAGCACATAAAGTTTTCAGATTAGTTCAACCAAATGCCCTACAGGAAGAAGGTAAAGAGGTTGAGATTAATATTCCTATTTATAATGATATGGGAGAAGCAATATCCAAGTTTATGGATTACGACTCCGCAAAATTTGATGTCAAGATTGTTGCAGGATCTACACTACCTGTAAACAGATGGGCATATCTTGGCGAATTAAAAGAATTACTAAAATTAGGCGTTGTGGACGATATAGCGGTATTAGCCGAAACAGATGTAAGGCAAAAAGATAAAATCGCACAACGTAAATCCCTGTATTCACAAATGCAGGGTCAGATTTCTCAATTACAGGAAAACCTTAAAGACCAAGAAGGATTGAATCAGACGCTTCAGCGTCAGTTGATACAGTCTGGCATTAAGGCAAAGGTGATGCAAGTAGAAAATGAAGTTCGCAAAAGTGCTGGTGATGTTCAGCTAAAAATGCGGGATACAGCTCGCAGTATGGAAGCTGATAAGGATATCACTAGAGATAAATTGCGATTAATCGAACAAGAAGCAAAAAGGAACGCAAATGGAACAACCTAATAGCGGTAACCCAGATATTGCAGAAACATCTCAAGAAGATGTGACTAATGCAATTTTTGGCTCCGAAAGTGATGATTTCTTTGCCGATCTTGACCGAGAGGTCAATGGAGTCGTTATAGACTCCGAAACAGGCACGGAAGATAACGCCCAAGTAACTCAGGCACCACAAGGTAACCCTGACTCCGAAAGCATATCTGAAGTCAATTACGAGAAACGGTATCAAGATTCTTCAAGAGAGGCTCAAAAGTTGAAGTCTCAATTGGATAAAGTAGAACCGTTTATGCCAATTCTCAGCCAGTTAGCTGAGGATGATGGCTTAGTTGAACATGTTAAAGACTATGTGGTGAATGGACCTAACAAGTCTCCTGAAATCGAACTCCCAGAGGATTTCGAATTTAATATCGATGAAGCGATTTCAAATTCTTCATCGGATTCAGCAAAGTATTTTAACTCGCTAATGGACAATGCGGTTACAACTAAAGTGAGCAGCATGCTAGGTCAGGAACGTCAACAACAGAATCAAGAGCAACAGAAAGCCAAGATGGAATCTGATGCTAGTGATTTTAAAGAAAAGATGTCTCTGACGGATGAAGAATTTTCTAATCTCATGGATTGGTCTAATGACCATAAAATGACCTATGATGATCTTTATTTCATGAAAAATCGTGATAAAGTAAACCAAAATGTCTCTAATGCGACGAGAAAGGATATGATGAATCAAATGCAGGCAGTACGGAATATTCCAACTTCTTCTGCGAATGTTAATTCGGAGAAGGTACAGGAAGATCCAAATGCAAGTGTATTAAATGCGCTGAAAGGATTAGATCAAGGGGTAGACAATTTGTTTGGGTAAATCCGCCATGTAGATAAAGAAAAAGGAGATAATGATGGCAAATATAGACAGTCCGCTTTATCTATCAACCCATGGACAACAGCCTGCGGTATCAGCAGATCAGAACAAAATTGGTGATCTTAGACGACGATATAATTTCGGGTCTCAGGTTTCCGAGTTAGGTATTGACCAAACACCGTTCTTTCGCTTTTTATCGCAAGTTGGAGTCTCCCCCACGGATGACCCCGAATTCAAAATAGCAGAAGAGAGATCTATGTGGCACAAGCGCTATGCGTATTTGACCGCTATGGATCTATCTGCAGGCGGTTCAGACCCAGTTGTAACTAGTGATTCAGCTTATACTGATTATAGTTTCGCAGATGGCGATTTAGCTCAAGGACAAACTTTCTCAGGAAAGTTTGAAACTGATTATAAATCTGAAGGCAATGTTCAGTCTGTTCTCGGTCAAACTGCAATTGCAGTAGGTGCCACTG